ATCGCCGCGGCCGTTCATTAACTCGAATGGCCGGCCCGTATACGCACCCGGTCGCCGGGCTCGGGTACGACGAGCTCGAGGCGCTGTTGAACAGCCACGTGGCCGAGGGGGCGGTCGACAAGAAGCGGTGCCCCGAGCATGGCAACTACGTGTTGTACAACTACAAGAGCGTAGTCAAGACCAAGTGGGTTACCACAATGTTGTGCGCTCGCGGGATCGTGCTTGACCCGACCGCCAAGCGCATCGTGGCGCTCCCGTTCCCCAAGTTTTTCAACCACAACGAGCACCCGCCAAAGAAGTGGGGTGAGGTGCATACCGTCGCCGAAAAATACGACGGGAGCCTCGGGATTGTCTACTGGGACGGTTACATGCACAAGTGGCGGGTCAACACCCGGGGGTCGTTTCGATCGCGTGAGAGCGAGATTGGGCTTGACCTGCTCACCAGGAATCACAAGCTTGACGCGCTGCCCAAGGAATGGACCGTTTTGGTCGAGATTCTGGGGCCAGATAACCGGATCGTGGTCAAGTACGACACATCGCACATCCGGCTGCTCGGGGCGTACCACACCGAGCGGCGAGTCGAGCCCTCGATTGAGAATCTCCGTAAGGTGGCGGCGGCGGCCAATTTTGAGCTTGGGTTCCACGACAAGTTTGGTGGCGACATTGCAGCGATCAAAGAGTCGCTCGACGAGATCAAGGGCCATGAACAGGAGGGGTGGGTAGTTCAGTTCAAGGACGGGTCGCGTCGCAAGTTCAAGGGCCAGAGCTACATTATGTTGCACCGGTCCAAGTCGGACGTCACCCCGACGCGCGTCTGGCAGATCCTATCAACGTGCAAAACGGTGGCCGAGGCCCGGGCCACCATTGATGAGCACGCCAACACGATTCCCGAGGAGCACTACGACGACCTGATAGCGATGGCTGCCAAGATCATCTCATCGGTCGAGGAGATAGGAGCGCAACTCAACGCCGACGTCGAGGCTACCAAGGCCATGGACGCCCGCGAGCTGGGGCTTACAATCAAGAAACCTGAGGATTTTAGGTTTGAGCTCCCGGCCGGGGCGCGTCACCTGTTGTTTGCTGCGAGGAACAAGCCGTGGGACCAGGCCGCTCTATGGAAGTTTGTTCAGCCTAAGCGCAAGTAGGTTTATTCGTCCCTGTAAATGCCCTCGATGGGTTGGCGACACACGACGCACACGTGGGCATTGGGCGTCCCTGCGAGCGCGTCGCTGCAATCGTGACACACCACGACGTGGTTGCACGGGATCACCAGCGTGTCTGGTGGGGCGTCTTGACACACCACGCACTCATCGGCGCGCTCTGGGACCGGAGCGCCGCGCTGCTCCTTGGGGGACTCGACGTCATTAAACGTCCACACACCCGACGCCCAACAGGAGCCGCCTCGCCGCCCGTTGTCGGGCTTGATCGGGCGGCCCCGGATGTAGTCCTCGCCGCCGTAGTTGCAACCATCGTACCAGAATTCGTAGACCTCGTGGTACCCATTGGCCTTGATATGGGGCTTAGCGATCAGCCTGGCCTGCTCGTAGTCGTTGGTGTTTTCGTCAAACACCAGTCGCAGATCGAGCCCCTCGGTCACGCACTTGTCGATCGCCTCGGTGACCCGGCGAGCAAACGCGTTGTCGGCCATGTGCGTTAACTTTTACCCCGGACAGTCTTTAATTTGTTTCAATATTCAGCGTAAAACTTGCGATGGGGGACATTGGGGGTTTTTTGAAGCTGATCGAATGCGATGGGTGCAACAAGGACGAGCTGTCTGAGGTGTATCACTTTGGGTACAAGTACGAAGGCGGCGACCTGTGCGCCGACTGCTTCAAGACCTGGGAAACTCACTTCAAGCCGATGGACACGTTTAAGCATCACACGTGCGACTGTTGCGAGCAGTACATGACCGCCCCGGGTACAAAGCTTACGGACCGGGGCGAGGTCTGCGCCAAGTGTTGGGAGGACCGCGAGAACAAGGTGTTGCCCTGCTTTCTGAAGTTTTATCAAGACGCCAACGTTGTAGTGACCGATCGCGAGTGCTTTTTTGACGGCGCCGACGTCGAGGTCGAGCTGCCCGAGGGAATTACACAAAAGAACCTCTGCGATTTCGAGGACATGGTCGAGTCAATCGTGCGCCCACCTGAGCCCAACTTTAAGCCCAAAGCGTGGGCGTTGCTTGGCGACTTTGAAAAAATTCCACACTTTGGCGCCATGTGCGCGTTTGCGGTGCGGGTCGAAAAGGGCAAGCCGCACCACGTGGCGTCAGTGGTCGAAGATGATCACGGCCGGATCGCGATGAACATTGTGTTTGACTCGATCCACGAGCATAACCGGGCGAAGGAAGCGTGGGAACTGTCCCGGCCCAAGGACCGCCGGCCGTATATCGACCAGGTGGAAAAGGATTTTGAGGAAAAGTATAGCTGCGAGGAGGAGGTTATTGCCAAGGCCACCGACAGTTTTGCGGTCTATACCCGGATGATTCGCAAACTCGCATGTTATTACGGATAGGTACGTTTAATATTTGGTGATGGCGCGCGGATCGTCGCGGGTACCCTTTGCGATCAACGTTTACTAAAATTCACCAGTGCCAAGAAAGTTGCACAGCTTGCGAATAGCGGGGTTGCCCTTGGGGAGCTTGTGGCCGTTGTCGTGCGCCACCTCGATCAGGTTCTCGTAGTTTTGGGGGCGAAACTTTGCGAGGACGATCGTGTCGGCCTCGCTGTAGTAGCTGAGCAGCGGGGTCGCCAACGCCTTGCGCCCGGGGTTGACCAACTCGTACCCAGACAAGATCACCGCCCGCTGGATCGGCGTTACCCCTTCGTACCGGCTGATGTACGTGTCAATCACGTTACCACCCTGGCTGAACCCGAGAAGCGCGGTGATCCCGTGGTCGAGGATGTAAGCGTGCATCCGTTCCAAACAAGGGTTGACCAGCTCATCACGATACTTGGCGGCCCCGATCTGGTCAACGTCGAGGTCCTCTTCGTACCAGGTGTAGTTGCCTAGGTGGTGCTCTCGAGCGCCCTGAATGTAGTGGAGCTCAAGGTTGTGTTGCGCCAAGATCTTCTTCCACCCCTTGAGCAGCGACTGGAACATGGCTTCGGACTGGTTGCATCCATGCAAGCACAACACCTTGGTTGGTGGGTTGGCCTCTGCCATTGTTAATGAGAATTTAACACGACAACCAATTATATCTGTTAACCCGTCATAAACCCTAACCGCGATGATTAAACAGAGGTACCAAAAGCGGGTTGAGTGGTTCAATGACAACAACCGGCCGGAGATGGCCCCGTTCACCCTGATCGGGGGCAACGTTTTGGTGGTTGAAAAGGATCAGTACGACGCATGGGCCGCCACCGACGGGCTCGACCTATTGGGCCCCCACTTTTCCGAGATCCGACGCTCGGATGCGCCGGTTCTTCGGCTCCCCGCAGACCTCCTGGCTGGCAAACTTCCCGATTGGTACACCACTGTGTACACCACCATCATCGCCCGAGCCAACGCAGAGCGGTGGGCCCACCTGATCAAGGGCGCGGTTTGGGTCCCCGTCGAGTCCGACGTCGAGGCGGACGCGCTTTCCGAGAAAGACCCGCGCGCCCTCGCGGAGCTGGCTCGGCGGATCGATGATGCGCTGTCCGAAATCCCCGCACCCGAACACGAATGGTTTTGCAAGAGCGGGACCTGCTCGACCAAGCATGACAACTTGCCTCCGGCCCCGGTGGCCAACGGGGTCCAGGCGATCGAACACCTGTTTGCGTCGGAAAAGGTCCGGGCGCACTTTGCCAAGCACGCTGCCAAAGGGGTGCTACTTCACCCATGGGACTCCCGCATCACCGATCAGAACGAGCTCCGGGTTTTTGCACGCCACGGGCGGGTGACGGGGGTGTCGCAACAGGCGTGTTACTCGGTTGTCTCGGTAATGCACATGATGGACCCCAAGGACATGATTGCGGCGGCGCAGCTGTGTTTTGACGCCATGATGGCCGGTCTCGACCCGAAGCACCGATTTGATTACGAATGCACGTTTGACGCCTTTTTCACCACTGACCCCGATACGGGGGACGTCGAGGTTCACCTCATCGAAATCAACTCGGAGGCGTTTGGGTGGGGGCCGGCCGGAGCCTCGCTGTTTCACTGGGGGAGCGACCCACCACCTGGTCCAGATCAGACCCCCGTGTTTTACATCATGACGACCTATTAAACACTTGCCCTTTCCCTCGTGCGTAACAACTAGCTCACAACCGCGCACCGATTTTTGGAGTAAGGCTGACTCTGAATAGGGGCGGCTTTTCGACCAGTAACAACGAGATGCAAGCCAAGACCTCGTGGGCCAAACTTATGGACGCCGTGCAAGACGGGGACGAGGGCGCGGTCAAGGTGTTGCTCGACGGCGGTGTCAAGCCCGATGAGCGCCGAAACAGCGGTGCGTGGGCGCCGATCGTCCGGGCGGCGGTTCGGGGACATGTCGGTGTGGTCAAGATGCTCATGGATGCAGGAGCCGATCCCAACCAGATTTCGACTGAGGACGATCAGTCGGCGTTCACCAAGCTCCGAGACGTTGAGGCGTGGATTCCGTATTGCGTCTCGGGTTACAGGTGCTACGAGGTTGAGGGAGACTTTTCGATGCTCGGGGTCGGCGCGTTTGACGAGGAGACTAAAACGCAGCGGCGGATCGAGCTCAATCGAATGGTCAAGCACGCCAAGGACAACCTCGAGGCGGTCAGAACGCTGTTGATCGAGGCGGGTGGGGAAGCACTTGGTTAATTGCGCGAAGGGGGTTCACTGAAGTAAATCCTTGTCCGAATGTCTTTTTTTTATTACCTAACAGAGACAAAATGTCGGCGATAGCTCAAGAGCCCAGCGCCCAGGAGATCGAGTCGGCCAAGGCCGTGATCGAGGCCGCCAATCAGGCCGAGGCTGTCCGCGAGGCGGAAGAGAAAGAAAAGTTCAGGGCTGAGATCGAAGCGTTTATTAGCAAGTCGCTGGGGCAGCCCGTCGTCGAGTTCACGACGCGCGACGGCGAGTCGGTGGGCTACAATGCCTTTAGCGGGCTGGATTTTGGTAGGGCGATCGAGAGCACCATGTTCTTCTCCGCCAAGCTCCAGAACGGCGCCGTCTTTCATTTTGGCATCGGGGCTATCCGGAGTGGCCAGGCGGCGTCGATCTTGCTCCAACTCCCCGACGGGGTACGGGGCTTTCTGTGCGTTCACCGCGCATTGACGCAGGGTGGGTGGGGCAGGTCGGAGGAGATGCGGGCTGAGGACGCGCAGACCAACCGCGATTTTTGGGTCAAATCAGCCAAGCTGTTTGGGCATCGCCTCGCTGACTTTGAAAAGGTGATTGCCCACGTCGCCAAAAATCTGTGCCAGGCCTCGGGGATGAACTACGACTCCGACACGTGGCGCGCACCAATCAAGAAAAAGGTTGTCACGTACACATGGGAGTAAATTTTACTTAGCCCAACCACCCCGTGTTCAATACGTGCTCGCCGCTCGGCCGCAGTTTGGGGCTGGCCTTGGTAATTTTGGCAATAGTTGAGGTCATCTTGGCATCGATCGCGTCGGCCATGTCCCGCACGTCAATCCCTGCGAGCTTTTCAACCTCGGCGTCGTTCATGATCTGACGGACCGCCTTGATATATCCATCCGCGTAGGTGTAGTGCATCAGCCGCACGAGCACGTCGCCGTCCTGCTCAGCCTGCGTTTTCCATTTGGCGGCGGCGCGGGTTAGCGTGAGCACTAGATCCTTGGTCTCCCCCGCCACTTTGCGCCCCCCACCACCCATGAACCGGGCGATCAGCGCCAACACCACCACCGCCCCGACGCATAGCGCTGCAATCACGTACGTGTTGTCAGTCATCTTTATTGCAAGGAGTTTGCGATAAATTTCACAACCGGGCTCTAGTCAGCCGACGGGCCAGTTCTATCAAGAGATCGATTTGCGCGGTTGTGAACCCTCGGGCATACAGCTCCATCAATGGGACTTCGAGCAGCTTGAACAGGTTCATGATGGGGTTATGAGAGGAGGGGGGGTGCAGCCGGATTCTGCGCTGCCTTGCAGAAATGATTTGGGTGATTAATGACCTGTTAACATGATGCGGCTTGGATTATCTTGAAACATTGACGTCAACGGCGCCAAATCTCAGGACTGCAACGAACCAAGTGGTATGGGACCGTCAATGTGCGACCACTGCGGCCAGTTTAAGTATCAGGCCGACCTGATCAAGGGCTACAACTACTTGGGGAACCCGATGCGGGTGTGCGGGCCGTGTATTAAGAATCAGGAAAAGACGTTGATGGTCACTGGGTGGATGGGGGTGATTGTGATTGCAGCGATTTTTGCGTGGCACCTCTTTCTATCCGCAGAGATTGAGCAGGGACGTCAGTTCATTTGCAATAGCTTCCGGAAGGCGGCCGTTTGGTGCGAGGCAGGTGAGCAGTTTCCGTGTGGCTTCCAAGTTCATCCGATTCCCGGTGCGCGTTGACTTGTTGTTGAGCCACTGCGACTCATGGCGCTGGTGGTATGTCACTCCTGACACCTCGACCTGATGCCCGAGCAGCGGCTTGGGGGTCTCCAAGGAGCCATTAGCAGCCTTGCATTCGAGCAGCGCCCGCATCGCCCAGTCCCAGCTCACCCGCCCAAGCAACATGTCGGGAAACGCGGGCTTGACCACATCATCGTAAAACTTGACCGTAAAACAAAACAGATCTGCCCCGCGCCGGTCTTGCTCCATTGACCTGAGCTGCGTACTGTGAAGGTTGGGGGCAGGCCTTTCGTTTTCACCGTAGTTTTTACGGTAGCTGAACGCCGCCCCATACTGGAGACAGACCGGGAACACCTTCTCCCAGAAGTCCGACGTCACCAATATGTCCGAGTTGCACAGCGCCACCACGTCGGTGGGGAGCGCGAGCGACCGGGCGACCCCAAGCACGTCGTCGAGGTGTGGTACCCGCGAGTCCTGGCGCTCAAGGTCGCGGTCGTGCACGTACACCACCTGGATCGCGGGAACCATGTCCTGGGCCCCGGTCCACGACGAGAAGCTCGCGACGTTCCGGGCCATGTCGGTTGACCCCCTGGCAGCGGGGTACGCGCTGATGGCCACCACCAGCCTCGGGACGGTCGGGACTGGGGTCGGGTTGGCGACGGCGTACTCGTGGGCCAGCCGGTACCCGCGCAACAGGTCTTCATTGCCCTTGAACCGCACCGTCTCCGACTCGGGCCAGTACCCGAGCCCAGTGAGCGGACGATCACGGTAGTAGTAGACCCGGGCCCTGCTACCGTGAAGCTGGAGCGACCTCGTCGTCATCATAATCTCGTTCCCGAGCATCATTCCAGGGCGGCTAAAGTGCACAAACGATGTGAACCGATCGGCGCACTCGACCAGCGCCTGGAGCGCCACGTCGCGGCGGTAGATTTGGACCACAGGAGTGATTGGGTACTTTTCTTTGCGATACCGCGCCAACACGTCAGCCGAGCTGTCGCCCACAAACCCCGTCGACGTGCGGTTCACAACGTGATCAAACGTGTGTGTCCGGGTCGGGGCTTGGCCGTTGGACGGCCGGATCAGCCCAGGCCACAGGAAGAGGTCGGTCTCGCCGCTGTTCATCATCGGGCGGAACACCCCGGTATACACATCTTTGAACTGGGGCTCGAGCACGTCGTCGTCGTGCAAGATCAGAACGTACGGCGTGCGCACCTGGTACACCCCTCGAATCCACGTCTCGTTGCAGTTGTGGTCGGTCGGGGTTGCCACCACCGTGACGTGGGGGTGGGCCTGAACTATGGCGTGGAGCGCGTTGGTTACATCCTGGGTGGTTCCGCTGCTACTAATCACAAGAGGGCCGTTGAAGACCGCTGTCACCGACTGGACGCACTCGATTAGCTTGCGGGGGCGCCGAAACGTCGTGATGACCACGGTGAGCGGGTGGCCAGTAGGGGTCGGGGCACCCGCTGCCACTTTGGTCCAAAACACATCGGGCAGCGTGGCGATTCGCTTCGGTTGCGCGCGCGGGGGGGCCGCTCTCCTTCGGTTCCGGAACATTTCTGTTTGTTTGGGGACCGTATCGCAATTTTTGTCGTGGCACATCACAACAAATATGGGGCGGGTTCTTTGGCATCTGCTCACGTCACCCGAACGGAAGCCGCTTGTCAAGAGTCGGTTCCATTCACGACCCCGCTCCCTGTGCGACATGCCCCCGCGCATGATCCAGGACTACATAAACGACTTGACCCAACAGGTGGAGGCGGTGACATGGCAACCAACGTGGTGCACTTGCACCAGGCACCCTCCGCGCACCACCGCCCCGTCGATCGACGGACGGTCGCAGGTCCAGGTCTGCTACCTTCCGGACGGCGGGGTCGTGTTCGCACTCGAGGCCAATGGCCTCACAGCGGTCGTCAAGGAGGACGTGGTGAGTGGGATTGCGTGGTTCGAGTGCAACATCGGGACGGTTGGAGCCACCTGGATGGGGCGGGGCTCGCCGCGGTGGTCCCCGACCGCCAAGGTGACGGGTGAGGCGATAGCGCGTCACGTGGTCGAATGCGCGCGCTACTTGGTTGATCGCGGCGCAACCAAGCCCAAAAAAGATTAGAAGCGTCCGCAAAAGAAGTGTGTGGGTAAATGGGGGTAAATTTGTCTTTTTTTTTTACTGAGACGCAACAACAGTCATCCCAACAGCCGTTTATGTACTTGGAAACACATTCATGATCTCAAAGATAGCGGGTTTGGATCCATGCACGGCCTCTGTTGATTTTTTTTCAAAGAGACCCCGATCTCCGCAAACAGCTCGTCAATCAGAGCGTCCGCGCCCCCAAACACGATTACCTTTGCTCGTGGAGCCATCAGTGGAGGCAGATCCACTGGTTCAATCTCAATCATGCGATGACTCGACGTCCCAAGCACCATGTCGAACTGTGTATCCTCGAGAACCTGGGCCGCATGAAACACGCGCCCCCAAAAACAACCTGTCATGATTGGTTGGGTGTGGGCGACGCGTCAACATTTAATCGATTAACCGCCCGGCTGTTAAGCGCCCTCGCCACTGGTTCTTCTCACGACGGCTGACAGTCGGGAAATATTTCCTCGCCCACCCTCGCCGAAATGTCAATCGGAATGATGTGCGCCCACGGGTCGCTCGCCTTGGACGTGCACCACCGGGTGCACTCCATCCCAAACCGCCGCTGATTTGATTCATTGGATTGACTGTAGCACCCCTGACGAAAATAAAGCTTGGTGTTGCTCTTGCTCGACTTGGTGATGATGAAGTAGAGCGAGGCCGATCTGCGGTTCTCATGCTCGCCCAGCCCAGGAACGTTTTGACCGCGCTTGGTCTTGACCCGGTTCATGCACAGCCTTGAGTCAGTCTGGACCTGGAGATCGTGGTAGTTGTTGGACGACTTGTAGAGTCGCACCCCAGTCAGCTGAATTTTGTCGGCGTCAAACCCTGAGTGGAGCTCGGCCATGTGCTCCCGGACAAACTCGACCGCAAAATCGTACCGCGCGTCACCCTTGTACAGCGTTGTCACCTTTCCCTGAACCGTGCCCGTTTTGGCCCGCTTTCCCTTGGCGGTAAGAACCCCGCCCGCAAACATGTGGTTGGCGTGGTGCATGTCCATCTCGTACGCCGCCCGCGCCGCAGCCTCGTCTTCTTCAAACCCCATATCAATGTGCTTGCGCTTGATCCGATCGAGCCTGTCTTCGCCAAACATCGATCGAAAAGCCTTGGCGGTGATCGGGGTCACCGTCTTCTCAAGCCCCGCGTAGAGCTCGGGCAGCTTGAACCCGAGCGCAAGCATGCGCTCGTGACGGGTTAGCGTCACCTTCTTGCCATCCTTGTCCCGCTTGGTGATAGTATCGGGGCACCGGATGCTACACTTGCGAAACCGAGTGTCGCGCGACCCCTCGATCGCGAACCGGCTGCGGTTGTCAAACCCGGTCTTTCCATCGATCAACATGGACATGTCGTACACCCGAGTGTAGTCGTACCCCTTGCGATCTAGGGTGGATTTCATACTCTTGAGCATTCGCAGCCCCGAGTCGTACACTGAGTCGTCAATCGCCTCGTCCCAGAAGCTACCGGTGGTGTGCAACTTGATCACCATGACCTCCTTGGGCACCTCGCCAAATGTCGCGCAGAAATCCCGCACCGCGTACGCCCGGATTTGGCGGGCCTGCTCCTTGGTCACCAACAGGTTGGGAAAGTGCACGTGGGTCCCGATCTTGGTGACGCTCTCCTTGCCCTTTTCGCTTGCGGCCGGCGGCCGGGAGCTCGCCAGCCGCCACGCCTTGGCGAAATCGTCCACCGTCGCGATCGCGACGTACCACGCGTCCGACCCGTCACCGAGCTCGGGGTAAAATTGCTTGGTGACCGACTGAAGCCGCCGTGCGATCGAGAGCGAGACCAGGTGGTCGATGTACTCCTCGATGGGGCCGCACTGCCCGGCGCGCCACCGCGCCTCGGCCCCCATCTTGAACCGGTACGATTCCGTGTCGATCCCGGTCTTCTTGGCCATGTGCACCGCAAACTCGAGCAGCTCGGGGGCGCAGCCGGTCGGGATCTTCCAGTCGATGTCAAAGTACAAGTAAAACTCGGGGGTTGGGCGCTCGACAATGTCGAGCTCCGCCCCCTTGTACAAAAACTGGCGGTACAGGTTTATATACTGCTTATTCACCGTGTTGTTGTTGTTCGGGATGCAAATGGTCCCGGTCCGTTGGAGCCGTCCGCGGTCGTACCCAAACCCG